TCCGTAGCTCAGCTGGATAGAGCAACGCCCTTCTAAGGCGTGGGTCTTGCGTTCGAATCGCAACGGAATCACATAAGGCGGTTACTTGGGTAGCTGCCTTTTTTTTTGTATATCAGATACTTATGTGATAAAATATTGGAATATAGATGTTTAAATCACGTATCTGTTAACTTTTATTAGTGCACAATCATGCAGGATAATGCACGCAAATGCACTACTTTTGATACCAATAATATACCAAAGGTATCAAATGATACCAAAAACGTGATACCGATGTCCGGTTGCATAAGATACCAACTTAAAATTAAAAAGTATGAAGTACCCAACAATGAGGTTTGTGTTCGACAGAAAGCATGTCGCCACAAAAAACAAAAAAGGTCTCGTCCAGATTGAAGTGACATCGGAAGGTAGACGAAAATGGATAGGGACATCTGTAAAACTGTACTCGGACCAATGGCATGAAAAAAGGAAAGTAGTCAACTCGTTAAACTCCATCCAGCTTAATGCAATCTTAGATGGCATGATGGCAAAGCTGAATGAGTTTATCCTTGACCTTGTGCGAAACAACCAGCAGTTCGACTTTGAGAAGCTGAATGCGTTTTTGGAAAAGTCAACACGCTCAGATTCGTTTATTGAATTTGTTCGCAAAAGAATAGAGGACAGAACAGACCTTGAAGAGAGCACACGTAAACAGCATAGAACTTTGCTGCAATCGCTTGAAAAGTTCGGTAAGATAAATTATATGGATGACCTAACGAAAGCCAATATAACGCTTTACGATGAGTTCCTTCACCAACAAGGAATAAGCCAGCCAACTATTTATAATTATCACAAACGCTTAAAACGGTATTTGCATGAGGCTATGAAGTTCGGAATGCTGGATGCAGATCCTTATATAGGACTTCATTTTGAACGAGGAAAATTTGAGAAACGAAAGTACCTAACAGAAAATGAGCTGGAAATAATTCGGTCATGTAAAATTAATGTTCAGGCAATAGCTCGGGTGCGCGATTTGTTCCTATTCCAGTGCTACACTGGACTTGCTTATGCTGATTTTGAAAAATTCGACTTTGAAAAGGATGTTGAGGAACGGAACGGGAAATACATCGTAGCTGACAGGAGAAAGAAAACCAATGAGGACTACAAGATAGTTCTTCTTACTCCAGCGATTGAAATACTAAAGAAGTATGATTATAAGCTGCCTATAATCAGCAATCAGAAATACAATGTCTCGCTTAAAGTCGTAGCTCAATACGCCGGAATAGATAAGAACATAACTACCCACATGGGAAGGCATACTTTTGCGGTTTTCGCCCTAAACAACGGTGTGCCTATCGAAGTTGTGGCAAAGATGCTCGGGCACACGAACATTCGGACTACACAAATCTATGCTAAGGTGCTTAATTCGGAAGTTGAAAAAGGATTCGATTTGTTGGAGAGCAAAATCAAGAAATAGTCATTTGATTTAAACAACCCAGTGGGTTAAATTCAACCCAAAACAAGCGAAACAACCCACTGGGTTATATAAACTTATTGCTGTTCCATGAATTCCTTCAATCTGTACAGCCTGTCAATCGCCGGATTGTAGAACGGGTCCGGATAGTGCTGGTTGATGTCGCAGATATTGGCGTGGACGTACATGGACGTATCTATGATGTGTTCCGATTCGCTTAATGTCACTTCCTTGGGAAGCGGGGCCGTCAAAGCCCAATGGACGATAGCTTTCACGCTTTCCTCATCGTATGAGTATTTACTTTCTTGTGCCATGGTTTGGTGCTGTTAAAATCCCAGTTTTAATGCTTTGGCTCCATTCTGAATTTGTTTTTCAAATCAGCTTCATATACATCTATGACTTTATCTGCCAAAACGCTTAAATCTCTTGACATACTTTTATTCCTCGGTGGATATCCTTTGTGAAATTTTACAACATTAATTTTCGTCATATTATCTTTCACAAATCGAATAGCTTCTGAATAATCGTAATCGCCACTTACCAATATTATTTTATCGCATTTTTTCCCGACACTAAGTGAAATCATTTTTACCGCTAAAGAAATATCAACACCTTTTTCCCCTAAATAATCTTGCTTATAAGGGTCTATTTTTACCACTCCAGTTTTTACGATTTCAATATTGTCATGGATTAAGCAAAGCTGGTCATACGCATATTCTATATTCGCAAATTTTTCCTTTTGCTTCTTAATCCATTCAGCAGTTTTCTTACATTCGTCTTTTACGTCATCTTGTACCTTCTGAGGTACCTTAGTCATATCACCTTTTTTGTAATTATCACAATGGGTTCTGTATTTTTTATATACAATGAAATTTTGAATATTTTGTTCCGTATAATAAGTGTCCAATATTTTAGATGGTCTAAACCAATAAGTCCTTATTAATTCATCGCCTTCATCTATCATGCTGCCAAACAGAGATGTCCAATCAACATCCTTTTCAATAATTTTCATTCCTTGAAGGCTATAATATAGATTTTGCCCATCTACTAAAATAACAACTTGCTTTCCCATAGTTTCTTAACATTTAGTAATTAGAAATAAGAAAGCCGCCAAAAAATATGACGGCTTAGTATAATCAGGTATTAAAACCCAGTTTAATCACGCTTATTGCGCATTGTTCTCTTTTTGTTTATCTGTTAACGGTTATGGATAAACCCATACATTTTTATATTCATTATTTACGTTGCAAATATAGATATATTAAATTACCCACAAAAGAAAAAGAAGAAAAACAGTATTTTTTTATCAATAATTAGCCAAAAATGCAATTTATACATTGCAAAATCAGCATTTATTGCATGTTTTTGAGTCGTTTTATAGACAAATTATGGAATATGGACTTATCTTGTATTCCCATATATGAACTCTTCCTAAACTAAAGATTTTTGGGGAAAATGGCGAATCCCCTATAAAGAAGTGTCCCCACCGGCATAGATACCGGAACCCGACTGACTACGGGTTACACTCCTTCATAGAGGATTCATGTTGTTTCTATTGTTTCGGGGACTGCAAATTTAATCAATTCCCCGATAAAAAACAATCAGGATATAAGTTCAAGGGCCTACATCTTTATCTCCAATTCGCTGCCCACCAAATCGAAATACACGTTCTGCAGCTGGTGCAGATATTCAATGGGAATATGGGATAAAGGATATTCGGCACAGTTTATAGATACAAATAGTTTATCGCCATTTGCCCCATCGTCATATAGGTAACGTCCGTATGATAATTCAATACCGCAAGAGAATCCATTGTATTCTTTTGTAAATCCGCTTTTCAGAAGCAATTCCTCCGTCAGTGGGATAGGCTCTACCATAGCAACCGGAACTTCACTGTAACAAACGCCGTCACCGGCCTTGCATTCCAGATAAAAGGAATTGCGCTTTATGGCTTCCACCTTGCATACTGTTCCGGCGGGAGCCTTTGTATTTACAAACTTAAAATCCTCAGACAGCCTTATATAGTTGCCTAATCTTATCGAGTTTGATTCCATTATAAGTTGATGATAAACAAAATAAAATTCTGGTAATATTCACTTATCTATAATAGTCAATTTACAATTAAGAGCCTCTGTTATCTTAGACAAGATGTCAATGCTGACATTATACTTGCCATTCTCAATCTTGGTGATGTTTTGATAGCTAACTCCGGCAAGTTCAGCCAGCGCACGGACCGACAACCCGGCTTCATTTCTTTTTTGGGCGAGTAATGCGCCTATCCGTTCACGCTCATTCATTTCCATCCTTCCTTTCTTATATTCTCATCCTCCCACTTGGCATATTCACAGTACCACTGTGCGGCAGGTTTCATAATTTCCTTGATAATCATTTCACGGTCTACATCCTTATCAAGTGTGGCACTATAGTGTAATGTAGCAACCATTGGCTCTTTAATGCCAAAGCTGTTAACAAAAGAAAAATTGTAGGCCAAAGTGCCTTCGGTGAGGAAGGTATTATCTCTATCAAGTATCTCTATCACACTTGCAGAACGTATATGCAGTATTACTGTCCGGCCAGACAGTATATTATTCTTTTCGTGTTCAGAGCCCTCCACAAATGCAAATTCGGGAAGTATAAGGTTCACAAGTTTCTCCATATTCATCGCCCGTCATGCCGATAGCGCAGCTTTAAATTATTTGCAAAATTATTGTTTATATCTCTTTGATTCGTTTTATAAAGTATGTTTTAAAGCATGCTTTTCGCATATTCCGCGCGCCTGTTTATCTTTGTTCGTAATGCGGTGAGCCTGTTACGGGTAAATTCAAGTCCAGAGTGCGTTTTTAATCCCATAGCGTTCAACTTGTCCGCTACCTTGTCAACGTCTTGCGGAGTTGTACAATCACGAAGCAATTCAGCAATGATTCGGTTTGTAGAGCTTTCCAGCGCCTCCTTCCTTCTTTTTTCTCCGTTCGCCTGGCCGCCTTTTGCCTGCCCGGTTGTTGTGCCGCCTAATGAGGTACACCAATTACCGGACTTCGAGTAAAAGCCGCCTTCTTGCTCTATCTTTTTTTGCAATACTCCTAAAGCGGCTTTAGTCCTAATTGAAATTTGGAGTGCTTCGCGTTCAGCGATGGCAAAAAACAATGTAAGGGTAAATTTGTCTGTATGTGGCAAATCGCAAAAATAAATATTACCTTCCCCCATTTCATCGTATATCTGTAACGCTTCGATGGTTGACCTAAAACGGTCTGTTTTGGCAATAATAAGAATAGCGTTATTCTCTTTTGAAAATTCAATGGCGCGTTTTAATTCTACGCATTTATCCAAGTGCTTACCTGTATATACTTCTGCAAAATCATTTATAAGTTTTCCGCCTTCTGATTTAACGAAGTATTCTATAATGTCTTTTTGCGCTTCCAGTCCAAGACCTGATCGCCCTTGCTCCTTGGTGCTGACCCTACGCCAGCTTACAAACTTCTTCATATCATTTTTGTTTTAAGTTAGTAATAGTTCCGCCCGTGGAACTTGCACCACTTGCAAGGCGTTGAACCTTTGGCAGATAATTCGGCTTAAAAACCGTTATTTCCAGTCATTTCCTTCATACAACCCACTACGAGCCACACGATAACCATCAAAAAAAACATAGTTCGTCCCTCCCTATTTTAGTTATTTCTATTATAAAATCGTTCTGCATTGTACGATATGCCTTACCCAAGATTTTCCGGGTACTATTGCGTCATTACATTGTACAGTGCTATCATTTCGCAATTTGAAGCCTAAATTCGCATAGTCTTTATTAGCGGATTCTTCATCAATCCTGCTTGGCGTAACTTGTCCTCTCGAAACAGTAACCCACAAATTGCGATTAAAATCAGGGCAATATTCCCAAACGAGATTTTCTCGTACTACAAACCATACCTTACTATTCATATCAATTAGTTTTTATTGTTAATTCGTTTTCTTTTGCAAATTCGATAGCCTCTTTTTTGCTGTCAAAATACCGTGAAGAACTGTTATAATACATTCCGGTTCTTGCATTTAGAATATTGACTTGATAACAAGTTGTACCGTACATTTTAAAGCATAATATTTCCGCAATATCGTTCATTTTCTTGTCCTCCTATTTAATTATATAATACTTCTTAACCGTCCGTTACCATCCGTAAACCCGTTAAGCATTTCCGCCTGTTTCTCGGCTTCTTCCCTCGTTTGGTAGAAATCCACCGGGCAATTATCCAAAGCGTCTGAAACGTGATAAAAACCGCATTTAGGATTGTCGTTCACAATGTACCGTTTGCCCGTTACCTTCTTTTCGTAAAACTCTACATTCTCGCCCATCGGTTTATAAAAAGATGATTTGCTTAATGTATTCGCCTCTATCTTGTTGTTAAACTCAATGATACCGGGCAAATCGTTGTATAAGCTCCTGTTAAGGCTTACACCGTCATAGGTTACGCCGTATTTGCGTTCCTCGTTCGTGTACACGTTGAAAATGTCGCCAGGCTGTATGTCCGCGCGTACTTTCGCGCTCGTTATGATTCCAGCCCCTTCCACATCGAAATAACATACACCGTTTAAGTTATTCGTTTCGGTAAATGTTATTCCTTCGAGTGGGTACGCCTCGTTCGCTTCTGTTATTACTACCTGTATTCCTTTATCGCCCGCTGCTTCTTCTTCTTTGCTCTCTTCTGCTGAAGGTACGAGCAATTCCCGCACCTCGTCCGCTTTCCTTTTGCTGAATATCCAGCCGGCGCGCTTTTTACCGTTGTAATTTAAAGACGGGTTAAATCGCCCTCCCAGTTCCTTTAACTGGTCTTTGATGGCTTTGGTATCGCCAAAAACGGCGATGGCTTTTTCTGAATAATCCACGATGTCGAGACCTTCAACCGTCACGGCTTCCACTTCTTTTGCTTCTTCAACCTTTTCAGCCTTAACGCTGCTTTTCTTCGCTTTCGGCTCTACAACCTTATATTCATCGCCAACTTTTATACTCAAATAAAAATTAGTATCGAAATAGTCCTGCATACTGTCGCTATCATCATAGCGGAAAGAATTGGCGTAAGTTGTTACAGCGTCAAGCACTTTAAACATTTCGGGCGTTAAATCCTTTTCCCATCCCTTAACGGTGTTCATCGTGGACATATAACCACGTTCCGCGCTCCTTGAATCCTCAATAAATGGAATACAAACACCTTCTTTCACCTCGATATATAGCGAATCCGTGTACATGCTCCATTTTGAAGTAATCGAAAATTTGAAGCACGGGAAATTCTTCTTTGCAAAAGCTCTAACCTTTGCGGCGATTTCCTTTGTACTTAACTTGCTGTCATAGTTCGAACCAGCCCAACCGTTTGCGGTGTAGAAATTCATTGCTTTCATAATGCTATATTTAAATTGTTAATGATTCAACCTTATAGCGTGATTGATAGCCTGATAACTGACTATATACACTATTTACCTGATAGCTGCATATCACATCAACATCATAAGCCATCGAAATTAATTGAATGAATATTTGCAGGAAAAGAAATAAGAAAGTAACTTTGCTCCTGGTATGGGGGGGTACTTTCGTACTTCCATCCTACGAGGGTCTTAACATTGCAGTGTTAAGGCTCTCTTTTTTATATCCAACATATCAATATATCATGTATCACGCTTGTTAATCAATGAGATAACAACATGTATCGCAGTGTTATATCTCTCATCTTTCAACACTGCAAAGTAAGTGATTTTTTATCATATATGCAAGTAATATTATAGTTTATTTGTAAACAAACACGAAAAACTTATATGTTCTTTGGCATACCGCATAAGCCTATGTCGTGCGATATGCGGACACTTCTTTCTTGCCTTCACCATGCACCGAATACACCCTCCTTTGCTTTATTCTGCTCCTATCGAAGCCATCAGCAACGAAGCAAACGAGCGTTGCAAACCGTTGTGCTACACTGCAATACGCCGTGTACCCCGTTCCGCGTATTCTCATGGACCAAAGACACCCACCCCCC